GTGCATTTAATGACGAAAATCAGGCGCTGGATTATCTGGAAAACATGAAAGAGAATGGAAGCGAGTTTTCTATTCAAGTTAATCGTATCAATTGGAAGGTGTAAACATGAAAACCACAGATTATAAGCAATTTATTATCGTGCAGCATAATAACGGCAAAACCGACATTGTAAACAAACTCACCGGAAAATGGCGGGTTGTCAAAAGTAATCAGGCCGGAAAATGGCGGATAACCAACTGGCACACAAAAGCCAACAAAATCAAAATGTAATCAACCGGAGTTTATATTATGTCTGCTTTCGTTTTGACAGATAAGCACTTTTCGATTATCTCTGAATATGTTACATTATCTAAAGACAATATAAATACTCAGGATTTTGCCAATCGATTAAAAGCAATTAACATTAGATCAGTTAATCACCGATATAAAGAAAATAGTCGCATTACAAAATGTAAATTGTATTTTCCACAAGTAAATGAGAATTATACAAAATACGATATTATTAGATTAATCCAATGTTGGATTATCAGTCATGCGAAAATCGACATGATATTGATTTTAATCTAATGCAGATTTTCTTATATTCTATTTTCGATTCAACTGATATTGAAAATGCCCGTAATAATTCCGACAAATGGAGTATTTAATTAAGTAGTATTCCCCGATAATATCTTAGTTTATTCTAGGGTATTATCTGGATAATATTGTCCAATAAATTCAAGGTTTAATCCAATGAAAACCAACAAACCACAGTCCAGCATTATCTATAATGGCCCCTCCATGCTAGATGGTCAACCCGTCATTGTAGTGGCGATTATTTCCAGTAATAACGCCAAAACGGGCAACATGATTCAAACCCATATTCTCAGGGCCGATATTGACCCAATGCAGGCCAGCAAGACCGGCGCAGACTACAGTATTTGCGGCAACTGTACCCACCGAGGAACACCCACCGACAACCCCGAGAAAAAGACCGCAGCTGGACGCTCATGTTATGTGAACATTGGACAAGGGCCAAATCAAGTATATAAGGCCTATAAAGCGGGTAAATACCCCACGGCAACACCCGAGCAGATACAGGAATTGGGCACGGGTAGAATGATCCGCTTGGGTACGTATGGAGACCCCGCAGCCGTACCCGCTACAATTTGGGATAACCTACTAAAGAACAGTTCAGGGCACACAGGCTACACCCACCAGCACGACAAAAGCCCGGATTATAGCCGCCTTATGTATAGTGCTGACAATGCAAACGATGCACAGAAAGCGCATTCTAAGGGTTACAGGACTTTTAGAGTTATCCCGGTGCAGCAATGGCAGGAATACGGCAAAGCTACGATTCTATCCAATGAGATTCTATGCCCAGCAAGCAAGGAAAACGACAAGGGTATCACATGCTCACAGTGCAAACTTTGCACCGGCAGTAACAGTGCAGGGAAGTCTATCGCTATTGTCGCCCATGGCACCGCACGAAATAATGTAAAGGGTTAAGCACATGTTAAAAACCATCATTCTAACGGCTCTTGGATTCTATGCGCTAATGTGGGCGGTATGCTTTGCGATTGTAGCTGCAGCTCACCTAAGGCACAAACTAGGGTTCAAGCGAAGGGATTAAACGACAAGAACAAAAGCGGGTTACATCGTGCAGGTGTACCCGCCGCTAGCATAAAGAGTTTAAATCGCTGGCCGTTGACGGCCATTCAGCGCGTGAATAATGCAGCGATCAAATATTCATAACGCTAATATACGTAAAAAAAAATTCGCCTAAGCCACGTTAAACATTAGCGGTATTTATAGACAGTAGAAAACCGAAGACAATCATATGATGCTAACGCATAGTATAAACGAAAGGTATAACTGATATTTTAAAATCGTAGCATTATCATGGTGTAGAGGTAGGGTCCACCTCAAGCACCTAAGACTTACAGCAATTGTTTAAACCTTGACCCGATTACCCAAGATTGCAACAATGAATCAATCAAAGTTAAATCAGAGCTGTAACAAGTGCTCAAACAATTGTTTAAATCTTCAGTATTGCACTTCAGAGTACCAACAAGCAGCTTAAAACCTGTATAGAAGCCCTTAATTTGCATTGTACATAGTAAGTACAGAATATGAGCTACAAGCCTTTAAATCGCGTTTAAACCCTTTGATATTTACCCAAAGAAAAATCCCCAAGGTTGTTACACCGAGGGGATAAAATTTTAATTTTTAGTTTTAGATTTTTTAGCAGTAGTAGCTGCTGCTTTTTCTTCAGCTTTCTCTCGTTTCTCCTGAAGTTGTGCTCTGAGTTCTAATCTACGTACAATCTCTTCAGAATCAAACCACATCTCTTTACCCATGATAACTTCTTCAAGTTCCTTATCGGTTAGAAAGTCCTTATAGACACTGTGCATTAAAGTTCTGACTTGTTTATCTACGAAACTGGCGTGTGAAATAACATCAGACTGTTTACCAAAAGCACCAAACGTAGCAGAGTGAACCATCATTGTAGCGTAAGGAGAAACACTGATACTTGGTGCAGCTAATGCAATGAGGGATGCAGCTGATGCTGCTACGCCTTCAATACTAGCATGAACATCTGCATCTGTATCTTGAATAGCGTTAATGATAGCAATTGCACCATCCAGTTGACCACCATAGCTGTTAATACTGAGAAGTACAACATCCCCTTCACCCAAAGAATCAATACCTTGTAGTACTGTACGATAATATTTTGGTTCTCGGATATATTCATCTAAGAACACCTTAATACAGCGATCAGTTCTTGTACTTTCAAAATATGGTAAATGCTGGTTACGGATATTTCCCTGATCTTCATCGTCATCATCGTTACGAGCTAGTGAAGGGATGTTTTTAAATTTATTTAGCATTCTTTACTCCTTTAGTTTTGTACTCATCCAATACACTGGTTTTATTATATTCAGCTTCAATTTCATCTTCAAAAGCAATTACGAATTCTTTGGTCAAACCACTTCGTACAACATGCTCTCGTGTAAAGGTTGTAAAACTGCAGTCACCGATGTTATACTTATGACAAATCTTTTCTAGATACGTTAGACCATCCATGCCTTTTTTAACATCGGTTTGTGGACCAGTGTTATCACCACAAAAGACAATTTGAGAATCATTACCTACACGAGTAGTTAGTGCTTGAATCTCAGGTACATAAAGGTTTTGACTTTCATCTACAATAATAATGCTGTCATTCCAGCTTCTACCTCGAATAGTCTCTAAGCTGCAAATCTCAATTGTTTTATTCTTTAGATGAATTTCTGTAGTTGCTTTACCTAAATAGTCCTCAAAGTAATCAATCATCTGTTGATAAAATGGAAGCAGCTTTTCTTCAGCTGTACCGGGAAGAAAACCAATACTTCTACCAGCTAACGGTTGATAAGCACGAATAAGCACAACCTTTTTAATATCACCATAGTGTAATTTCTTAGCTGCATGATGAATAGCTAACAAAGTTTTACCAGTACCTGCACTACCTCTAGCTACAACCAAAGTATTATACTTTAGTGCTTCAAGTAATTCACCTTGCTTGTCATTCATTGCAAACAAAGGTGGAAATTGTACTCTTGCAAACTTCTCTTTTTGTACACGTTGTGATTGTACTTTTTGATTTCTTTTCATAAATCCCCTTTAACTACTGTAGGATATATTAATGATAATACCTTAATTGTTATCTTAAGGTATTTAGGTTATAATATTTAAATATTATTCTTTTGATTTACGAGTTCGTTTAACTTCAGTATTAACTGCAGGAGTTTCTTCAGTAATTAGTTCAGTTGGACCTTCAATTTTAGATTCAGCTTTTACCATACCTGTTACCAGCATTGAACCAAACGCAACCGGAAAGTTCTCGTTGGATTCAAAGTCAAATCGCCAACCTTCAAGGACACTTTCTTGTACAGCTTGACAGAACTCGTATAAGCTATAAGTTTCAATTTTTTTAATTTCCATAAATACTCCTTATTAAATTAAGCTTAGATCATCCTAAGTTAACTTTAATTGTAGCACACACATCAACACAAGTCAACACAAATATTTTTAAACAAAGCTTGACAAACGTAAAAATGTATGCTACACTAAGAATATACTAACGTATATAACTGTAGTTATACATCAGTTAATGTATGTTATAACGTACATTACTATATCTGTAACCTTTAATGTAACATCTAATAGTAATACTGATAGTAACATTAGATGTTGACGTTAATTTAATTCAGTATAGTAAAGAGATATAAATAACATTAGATATTAATCTATGTTATATTATAGGTATAACTAATGTAACTGTAGTTTAATCTATGTTATAACTGCAGTTATTTTCTAACTTCTTTTGTGCTCCGCTATGTATGTCCTCAAGCCGGTGGGCTTTCTTGCAGAATGCATGTTGGTCAATTGTAGTTGTTGCTGCTCAGATAGAATCTTCAGGAAGGCCCCTAGAAGCCTCTACAAGGAGTTGATTTGAGTTAGTCTAGGGGTGTGTAGCCTGAAGGTATAAAACGAGCATATAGAGCGTTTAAATCAATTCTATCTAAACCTTGTGATTGTGCAAAAGATAAAGGTGCAAAACGTGAACGTAATACAACTTAAAGAAGTTATAAATTATGATATCTTTGAAGGATCATTCTATATCATGAAGAATAACTGCAGATACAGAAGAATATTTCCTAATGAAGATGGTTATATTGTATTTTACAAAGATAATAAAAGATTTAAATTTAAAGCTAATAAGTTAGCTATTGAACTTGTACAAAATATTAGTGTACAAAAAGATAAAATAGTACTTCATAAAAATTTAGATGAAACTGATTATCGTTATATTAACTTAAAATTAATTACTAAGAAAACATACAACAGTATTAAAGAAGCTCATAGAAATTTATCTGGTGCTTTGAAACTTCAACCGCATTCTAAAGATGTATTCTCATACCTGTTAACTTGGAAAGAGAATTCTAAAGATAAAATTTTAGTCGTGCAAGACATAGTTATAGCAAAAAGGTTGTACACTAAGCTTCAACTCAAGTATGCTAAAATTTTAAACAGATATTGTGTATTCGACTAACAAATGAAGTGTCTTTGATTAAAAATTAGACGATACTTGATATTTCTCTTGAAATTTACGAATTCGTATGATATAATCAAGGCTTCTACGTAAATTAAACTATAGTCATTTGTGTAAATTGCAGTATTAAGAGCTGCAAACCTGCCTAAGATAGAAGCGGTTTAACCCTATGTAGAAATAAACCTTCATATGTTAGTCTAATGAACTTTGAACTCCTTTCTGCATTAGATGCTTCGGTATGAGCTGGATAAGTAACCAGCATTAATTCACTACGTTCGTTAGTCTAGTGCTAATACAAAATGTAAACCATACTTGACAAATAGCATAAGTATGGTTATAATGAGATACAATAAGAATAATTTATGAAATGCATAATCTGTAATCAATATTTCAAACATACGGTTTTCAACCAAAGTTTTGAATGCGAAAATTGTCAATCTATTGTTTTAGATGAAATTGACTCTGAGATGCAAGTCGAAGTAGAATTACTAAAGCATCCTTCAGGTAGAACTCAAGCGATTATCTATGATGATCCTAACGATGATACCGGAGATTCTATTTAAAGAATATAATGCAAGTGTTCGAATCCTTCGGGCACGTATAGCGGGTAAGGTGGTCACTACTGCAGTCTCATAAGCTTGCAGCATCACTGGTTCGAATCCAGTACCCGCTTCCAAGCTGGAATAGCTCATCTGGTAGAGCAACGGTTTTGTACTCCGTAGAGGTGGGTTCAAGTCCTGCTTCCAGCACCAAACACGGCCTCTTCGTCTAGTTGGTTCAGGACTTCTGCCTTTCACGCAGAGAAGTTGGGTTCGATTCCCAAGGAGGCTACCATATAAACGTGTATTCCGCTGTACGGCACTAGGTGTTCGTCAACTACGTCAAAAGTTCGGCTGCTCAATCGCCAACGGAAAGAGCATAAGGTCACAGTTGGATGAATTTTGGCATATAGCTCAGAGGTAGAGCAAACGACTGTTAATCGTTCGGTCTGTGGTTCGATCCCACATTTGCCAGCCAATATAATCTCCCTATAGCGTAGTCTGGTAGCGTTCCTGATTTGGGGTCAGGCGGCGTAGGTTCGAATCCTACTAGGGTGACCAATTTATATTCGCTATTCGCAAATAGCAAACAATTGGGACATTGAGCAGCACTGGTGACTGCAGTGGACTGTAAATCCACCGTTCAAAAGACTACTAGGTTCGAGTCCTAGAGTGTCCACCAAGAACACAATTTAAACATTCAATAAATTAAATTGTTAACCAATTTTAATATATTTATTGTGAGATAATTTATGGCAACACTTCAAACATCGGGAGCGATTTCACTCAATAATATCAGATCGCTTTTTGGAGGACCAGCCTCCCCGTCTTTAGCTAATTACTATCGCGGTGGGGGCTATATCCCATCGACAAAATCTGTTACAAATAGGGAACCTACTTCTGGTGCGTATTATAGCGATTCAAGGTATGCATGGCAACAGCCTTTTGTTGGAAATGGCGATACAGGTCAAGCCCTTGCAGTGAGTATCTACTGGAACGGTGGGCAGATAACCCTCAATGGTCCAGCAAATAGTACCAGCTACACATCAGGTGGATATACATACTACCGTTCCAGTTTATATACAGCAGCATATACTCCACCCCAGTACGGTGGTGGCGGTAATATTACAATTTATTTTTATTATATCTATCGCACAAGCACAGGCACTGTGAGTATTAATACAAGTATTCCAACATCTGGGACTATCTCTTTAAATCAATTCTATGGAGCAGAAAAACCATGAACACTAATTTTTCAATTATAAAAGTATTTGCTAAAAATACTAGTACAAATCAAACTATTATTAGTAAGGTAGTTTGGCAGGTTATTTTTTCTGAGGGAAATGCTGAGTCAATCGGAGCCGGTGAGACATTCTTACCAACACCTATCGATGAAAGTACAATTCTTCCGATTGATCAAATTACTTCTGATCAAATTATCCAATGGGTAATTGAACAAGAGGGTGGTCAGTCTTTTGTAGATCATTTAACAGCAATCCATGAACCAATGCTTAGACTTAAACAACAGGAACTAGGTTTATTTCCCTTACAAATGTCATTCACTGCGGATGATTTTGCAAGCACAGGTATAAAAGCAACAGCAGCTACAATTCCTTCATACGTATTCTAAGGAGAAAAAAAATGTCTGATCCAGTTATTGCAATGGGCGTTTGTGCTAATATGTTTGTACGTCAAATTTACTTTGAATCTGCTAGTGATGCAGAACAAGGTCATAAACACGAGTTTGATCATATGACGCTTGTAGCCAAAGGTAAAGTACTCGTCGAAATTGACGATAAAACTACTGAATTTACAGCACCTGCTATGATTTATATTCGTGCAGAGATTGTTCATAAAATTACAGCATTGACCGACAATTCGGTAATTTATTGTATCCATCCATTGCGTGATGCAAATAAGTCAGGTGATATTATTGCACCCGACATGGTTCCAAATGGTTCTGAGTTACGTGAAATCTTAAATAATATGATTGTGCGATAATGCTACATAAACCATTACCACCAGCAAGCTTAATAGCTGCTCTTCATCCTCCCGAGCTTTCTACAGTGGAAGAACTAGTGGATTGGTATTTTAGAATCGGTATGCCACTTACTGTTCCATGGGATGCTGAAGTCACATGTTCCGATGACGCTACTGCAATCTGTGTATATCGTAAACCACCTTTTCAAATTGAATTATATATTATTCATCCAGCTAAAGTTGTACCCACTCATGGTCATCCCGGAGTAGAGGTTATTACAATGACACTAGGTGGTGGACGTTTAGGTGAGAAACAATCAACAGGATTATCCTCTATGTGGGGTGAATATACAGATGCATTACGTGAAGGTCAGCAACACGGCGGTCGAGAAATTGGAGAGACAAGTATTGGTCACGCATTGTTATCGTTCCAAAAATGGAGATCAGATTTAGAGGTTACATCTGCATCAACACAATGGAAAGGTGATACGGCAGGTCCACTACAGGAAAAGATGATTCGTCTTAGAAATCCAAACGCTGTGATTCATCCGGGATACGCAGATATTAATGCAAAAGCTGCATCGTCTGTTCTATAAATAGTTTGAGAAGTAACTTTGGTTACTGCTATGAGTAGTAAGTATCCGAACCTTATGGGTACGTCTAGCAGGGATGCGCCTACGTTATAAGTTAAAACATATCTTTATTTTAATAAAGAGCATACTAACATTACCTATCCCCTTAGGACCGTTGTCGCCAACGGTTATCTACTTTGTAGAAGGCGTCCATTGTAACTGAAGCAATGTAACACGAGGGCTATCTATCCTTGACTATCTGCCGCCAAGCATTTAGGTAAATATCAGCGTGATGATAGGCCGTTAGAACGAAATGCTAACCCTGAATTCGGTACTCAGGACTAATAACAGGAGAATATTATGGCTTTTGAAAAAGGCAAATCAGGTAATCCGAATGGTCGTCCTCGTAGAGACAGTATTGTGGATAAACCAACTAACCGTGAGTTAAAAGAGCGTGAATTAGTCATGCTACTTCGCAAGATCAAACCTCACGTAGCTGAAGCCATTGTGCAGGCGGCTAACATTATGAAGAATCAAGAAGCGAGTCACCAAAACCAGTTAAAAGCTGCAACTATTCTTTTAGATAACTACCGTAGATTAACTCTAGACATGTACGATGGTGAAGACCAAGCTGATGAAGCGGGTGTAGAAGTACAACAAAATAATGCACCTGTGTTTAGTTTGAAGATGGTAAACGCAGAATAATTTGTATGTTATTTATACCCTTAAATCTTCAGACAAAGTTAACAAAATTTAAGGAAAAGTAATAAATATGAGTAATGAGATAGTTTTTGCACCAGCGTCTCCAGCACAAGAACAGTTTTTAACTAGTGAAGCTGATATTACATTTTACGGTGGCGCTGCGGGTGCTGGTAAATCACATTGCCTACTTGGGTCGTTTTTAAAGTTTTGTCATCACCCAAGAACACGAGGTGTTATCTTTCGTAGAACAACTAAACAGATTTCTAATCCGGGAGGTCTGTTTGATTCCGCGATTAATTTATTTAAGAAGGTTGATCCTAAGTTGAAAGTACGTGTACGTGAATTAGAACTTGTATTCAGTTCAGGTGCTACACTGAAGTTTGGTTATCTTGATAATAGCTCAGACAAGTATAACTTTCAAGGTGCAGAACTTACATATATTGGTTTTGACGAAGTTCAACAACTTAGCGAAGATAACGTAATGTATATGTTATCTCGTTTGCGGTCAACATCTGTTGATTATAAAAAACAAGTAGTGGCGACTGGAAACCCAGACTATGACAGTTTTATCAGACATTGGGTAGAGTTTGCATTAGACGAACGTGGTATCCCTGTAAGAAAAGATGTATATCCTATGCGATATATGATTCAAGTAGAAGGTGGGAGAATCCAATGGGCAGACACCAGAGAAGAACTTGAAGAACAGTTCGGTAAAGGAAATGAATCGGGCATTCTTTCTTTCAAGTTTATACCGGGAACTATTTACGATAATCCACCTCTTATGAAAGCTGATCCAACTTACGTAAGTAAACTAAAAGCTTTACCTAGAGTTGAAATGGAAAGACTCTTACTTGGTAGTTGGTTTGCTCGTCAAGAGTCTGCGGGTTTGTGGAAAAGAGAGTGGGTTGGTCTTGTTGATCATCCGAACCCCAGAGCAATAAAAAGAATTCGAGCTTGGGATTTTGCATTCACTAAACCCTCTGAGCAGTATCCAAATCCTGATTGGACAAGGGGTGTTCTAATCTCAAAAGATAAAAATAACATCTATACAGTAGAGGATGTAGTCTCAATGCGAGACAGGGTACATGAAGTTGAAAAACTTGTATTTGATACTGCAATGAGAGATGGACAAGAAGTTACAATTTCAATCCCAATTGATCCTGCTGCAGCCGCTGGTGCATATGCAAGGGATTTGCAACGCAAACTTGGGGAATTAGGTTTCCATGTTCGCTTGTCAAAACCAGTAAAATCAAAAGTAACTCGTTTTGCACCATTCTCAAGTATTACGCAAGCTGGTTTCGTAAATGTTGTAAAAGGTCATTGGAATGTACCATTCTTTGACGAACTAGAAGTGTTCGATGGTGATCCGAAAAAGAAGGATGATCAAGTTGACTGCTGCTCAGATGCAATGCTGTTGTTGAATAAAGATACACAATTGCCAATTTTTTCATTACCTGATTTTACAGGTAGTAACCCATTCGAGGGTTCTATCTCGGGTTCCAATATTCCTACATTTCAAAGTTCACTAGTTTCATAATTAAAGGAGCCATTGATGGCGCGTAAATCACAAAATAACTCAGTACAAAAAGCAGTGGTTGATACACCAGATCGCTTTAAATTAAGTGAATCAGGTTATCTTGGTTTGAATGTCTTCAATGGTGTATCT